CATTGGAAGATAGATGAGAAGATAGAGATGCTAGAGAAGTGGGAGGAGAGTAATAAACTAAAAGGAATGCAACAAATAACAGCTAGGTTTAAAACAGCTGAGAGTTTGTTTGATCTAAAGAACTTAAAGAAGATTGTAGAAGAAGAAAACCAACGTAAAGATTTTATAAAACTACACAAGAATGAATCTAAAAAACATAATACAGATTTGGAAAGCAAAGGGACAGATACTGGAGGGAGTGAAGAATAGTGTATTTAAGAAGGAACATGTAGAAGAGATTGCAGAAGCTAGAATGAGTATTTGTCATTTTTGTGATTTGTACACTGAAGATGATAAAGGATGTATGGTGGTAGGAACATCTCCTTGTTGCAATCAAGATAAAGGAGGATGTGGGTGTAGTCTAGGATTTAAAACTAGATCTTTATCAGCTGATTGTCCAATGGGACATTGGAAAGCTGAACTTACACAGGAAGAGGAAGATGCAATAAATCAAAAATTAAACATATGACACTTTTAAAATTCACACCACACAATCACAAGTATATAAGTATTAAACCAGAAGATGAGAAAGATTGGCTGAGTGTGACAAGTTTGATTTCTAATTTTAAACAACCATTTGACGCAGACACTATAGCAGTGAAGTCTTCTAAAAATAAAAAGAGTAAGTGGTATGGTATGACACCAGAAGATATTAAGGAAGCCTGGAAAAGTGAGGCTAAGAGAGCCACTGATCTTGGTACATGGTATCATAACCAACGTGAGACTGATATATGTGAGATAGAGAATATGGAAAGACACGGGTTCACTATTCCTATATTTAAACCCATAGAGAAAGAGGGTATTAAATACTCACCAGAACAAAAACTTAAAGATGGTGTCTATCCAGAACATATGGTGTACCTCAGATCTGCTGGCGTATGTGGTCAGTCTGATTTGGTAGAGGTGGTGAACGGGGTGGTGCACATAACAGATTATAAAACTAATAAAGAGATTAAAGTTGAAGGTTTTACAAACTGGGAAGGAAAAACACAGAAGATGTCTGGTCCAGTGTCTCACTTGGACGATTGTCATCTTAACCATTATGCTCTTCAGCTTAGCATGTATATGTATATTATTCTTAAGCACAATCCTAAGCTTAGCCCTGGCATTCTTACAATTCATCACATACTGTTCGAAGAAGCAGGTAGAGATGTTTTTAATAATCCTATATCTGCTCGTGATACTCATGGTAATCCTATTGTCACAGATATAGTGCAGTATGACCTACCATATTTAAAGCAGGAAGCAATTGCTGTAATACATTGGTTAGAAGATAATAGAAGTAAAATAAAAGCAAAATGATTATGATATTACAACTAAATCCTACAATACCAGTGGTATGTAAAGATCATGGAGATGGTGAGGCTATAATGATTATAGACTATGGACTAAATGTAAATACTGTGTGGGTAGTTAGACTACCTGGTGGTCATATAAAACACTTTTATAGTGATGATATAAGAATGTATGACAATCCTATGAATGGTAATGGGTATGATATAGATAAATCTGACTGGTCAGATAGAGTGACAAAACTACCTAAAGATGCTAAACATAATATGGATTTTTTAAAAAAAGTATAATGGAAAAAGAAAAAAAAGTTCTTAAGAATGATATTAAATATAATATACAGCTTAATGACGAACAAAAGGAAGTTAAACGACTCATCCTCGATAATCAGATTGTTGTTATCACTGGTAGAGCTGGTTGTGGTAAAAGTTTGGTGTCTGCACAATGTGCACTAGATTTCCTCTTTAAAAAAGAGTATAGTCAAATATTAGTTACAAGAGCAGCAGTTGAGGTGGGACATAGTTTAGGTTTTCTACCTGGTAGTTTAAATGATAAGTTTGATCCTTATCTAGAAGCATTTCAGGAAAACTTAATTAAGTGCTATGACAAAGTTAAAATTCAACAGATTATTCTTGATAAAAAAGTGGTTGCTCTTCCTGTACAGTTTATCAGGGGCAAAACGGTTGATGATATTCTTATCGTTGAAGAAGCACAAAATCTTACTAAAGCTGAGATGTTGGCTATTCTCACCCGTCTGGGGAGATCAGGAAGAATAATTATTAATGGAGATAATGAACAAAAAGATATAAAAGATCCATATAATGGCTTATCTTATATTATAGACCTATCTAAAAAAATAGAAGAGATTAAATGGATAAAACTTAAGCATAATCATAGATCAGATTTAGTAGGTAAAATATTAGAATATGAATATTCAAAAAAATAATATTCCAACATTAGAAGAACTTCTGAATGAATTTGAAGCTGGTAAAATAGAAGTGGGAAACTCAGCTCGTAAGTATTATATGACAGAAGCACACAAATATAAAAACATAGTAAGCTGGATACATGACCATGAACTTAAGAACCAAATGCTTCTTAAGAATATGGGCAAGAGATCTAGCAGAGATTTATTACGTAATAGTAAATAACATGATAAGACTTTTTGATATACAGGGTGGTAAAGTGATAGCTAGTGAACATTGTTATACACTAAAGTTTCTTAAAGATATAATGGATGAGTTTCCAGAAGATCATTTAAAGATATACACATATTTATTCTACATGACATGTCCCAACCCAGACATGAACCCTTTCTTTGATATTCCAGAAACAGACAAAGAAGAAATCATTCTTAAAGAAATAGATGCAGACTTTAGCATAGATGAAGAGTCTATTATGCATGGATTAAAGATGTGTGAGAAGATGTATCAAACACCTACATATAGGGCATACCTTGGTATTAAGATATTCTTAGACAACATGGCTAAGAGTATGGCAACAGAACAACTCACCTTTGGTAGAGATGGATCTAGTCCTGCACTACTAAGAATGGCTGAGAAGTATGATGGTGTACGTCAATCATTTAAAGGTGTATATAGAGACCTTATGGAAGAGCAGCAGTCAAGCGTGCGTGGTGGACAAAACTTAGCTTACGATCAATAATTTAAACCCCTATAAAACAATGAAAAAGATTTTATTTATTCTGAAAGAAAGATTTGACTATGGATCTGATACCACCACTGGTCAGGTGAACTTTGCAACAGGACTTCTTAACTCTACGCAGTACGTGGTAGATATGCTAAATAAAAATGGCATAGAAGCTAAGCTTGTTGTAGTAAAAGATAATAATAGTATAAATAAAGAAGTTACAGAATATAAACCAACAGATGTTATTATAGAAGCATTGTGGGTTGTGCCTGTAAAGTTTAAACAACTATCTACTATTCACCCTACTATTAAATGGTATGTACATTTACATAGTGACCTACCATTCTTAGCTAATGAAGGTGTGGCCATGGAGTGGATTGCTGCATATATAGAGAATCCTAATGTAATGGTTATTGTAAACTCTAAAAGATTATTTAGAGAACTTGCATTTATACTTAGACATAAACAAGACATAGAAGATGATGTGGTAGATGATAATCTTGTCTATCTTCCTAACTACTATCCAACCACCACTCTTCCTAAAAAAGATTATACATTCTCATCTGATGAAATAAACGTTGCTTGTTTTGGAGCTATACGTCCTATGAAAAATCAGCTTACACAAGCAGTTGCTGCAGTGATGTTTGCAGAAAAGGCTAAGAAGAAAGTGGTGTTTCATATTAACTCATCTAGAGTGGAACAAAGAGGTGAAGCTGTTCTTAGAAATATACAAAACTTTTTTGAGTCTATTAAAGACAAAGGACATAGACTTGTAGAACATTCTTGGTATACCAAAGAAGAATTTGTAGCTTTATGTGGAACCATGGACTTAGGTATGCAATGTTCATTTTCAGAAACATTTAATATAGTGTGTGCTGATCTTGTTAGCCAAGGTGTACCAACAATTGGTACTTCTGAAATACAATGGTTAGGTAATGTATACACTGCTGATCCTAATGATACATCAGATATAACAGACGTATTGAATAAAACATACAGAGTGCCTAGAAGAAATGTTGAAGTTAATTTTAAGGGATTGGTTAAACATTCTCAAAAGGCTGAAAATATTTGGGTGGAGTATTTTAAAAAATAAATGTTGAGTAATAATTTTATAGAGGTTCCTACATACGAGAATGGTCTCTGGACTACTACTGAGTTTCAAACAAGGGAAGAGTTCAGAGACTTTCTATTATCTATATTTAAAGAACCAGGGAAGTATGAGTTTGACGAAAGTTCTTTAATATTTAATGCTGAGGCTAGAAAGTTTCAGAAACAAAAGTATTACTGTGATGCTCCTGTAAAAACTAAAGACTTTATAGCTTATTGGGATGATCAAAAGAATAAATGTCGTAAGGGTGTAATTATTAAGAACAATGATAAGTCATGGTTTCTTAGTAGAGACTATTACATGTGGCTTAACTTTCTTCCTATTTATGATAAGGAAGAAAAGAGGTTTGACTTTGCTAAGGTGAGAGATGCACAATATCACATGGCTCTATATGAACACTTGGCAGAACTACATTGGAAGCATGCTGTAATTTTAAAGAAACGTCAGATAGCTTCTTCTTATTTTCATATGGGTAAGCTTATAAACCAGTATTGGTTTGAAGAAGGTGCCGTGTTAAAGATAGGAGCTAGTTTGAAAGATTATATTAATGAGAAAGGATCCTGGAAGTTCTTAGATGAATATAAGAACTTTTTAAATGAACACACTGCTTGGTATAGACCTAGTGAACCAGATAAGGTGGGAGCTTGGATGCAGCGTATTAAAGTGAGAATAAATAATCGTGATACATATAGAGGACTTAAGAGTAACATATCATCTTATTCATTTGAAAAAGATCCAACTAATGGTGTTGGTGGTCCCGTAACATATTTCTTTCATGAAGAGGGTGGTATTGCTCCTAAGATGAATGACACTTATGGGTTTATGAAACCAGCTCTTAAATCTGGTCATATGATTACAGGACAGTTTATAGCTGCTGGTTCTGTGGGTGATCTTGATCAGTGTGAACCTCTTAAAGAATATATACTACAGCCAGAAGAGAATGGTTTTTATGGTGTGCCATCTAATCTGTTAGACAAAGATGGTAGTGTTGGTGTGACAGGACTATTTATTCCTGAGCAGTGGTCTATGCCACCATATATAGACAACTATGGTAACTCTAAAGTGGAAGAAGCTTTAACTGCTCTTGATGAAGAGTTTGAGAAAGCTAAAAAGAATATGGACCCAGCTGCGTATCAGCTCACCATATCTCAGCATCCACGTACTATAGAAGAAGCTTTTGCTACTAGAAAGGTGAGTGTATTTCCTCCACATCTTGTTTCTAAACAGATGCAAAGGATAGCAGAGAAAGAATATCCTGTAGAATATTTAGAACTTAGTAGAAATGCTGAGGGTAAAATAATAGACAAACCATCTAGAAAGATTCCTATTATGGAATTTACTATATCTAAGAAGACAGAAGATAAAGAAGGTGTGATATGTGTATATGAAAGACCACACAAAGATCCTACGTTTGGTATGTACTATGCTTCTGTGGATCCCGTAGGCGAGGGTAAGACTACTACATCAGACTCATTATGTTCTATATACGTATATAAAAACCCAGTGGAGATTATACAGGATGATGGGGATGGTAAGGTGAAGAATACAATAGAACGTGATGCTATAGTTGCTTCATGGTGTGGTAGGTTTGATGATATTAATAAAACACATGAAAGACTAGAGCTACTCATAGAATGGTATAATGCCTGGACTATAGTGGAGAATAACGTAGCTTTGTTTATACAATACATGATATCTAGAAAGAGACAGAAATATTTGGTACCAAAAGATATGATATTGTTTCTCAAGGACATAGGAGCAAACAGAAATGTATTTCAGCAGTATGGTTGGAAGAACGTAGGTACATTATTTAAGGGTACTATTCTATCATATGGTATTGAGTTTTTACAAGAAGAGCTTGACACTGAAACTTTACCAGATGGAACTATAGTTAAAACTATATATGGCGTACAGCGTATACCTGATGTTATGTTACTTAAAGAGATGCAGGCATACAGAGATGGACTAAACGTGGATAGACTTGTGGCATTCTGTTCTCTTATAGCATTTGCCAAGGTACAACAATCTAATAGAGGACTAGCTAAACGTATAGAAGTTAAGAAGGATAATTTGGTTAACTCCCAAAAATTTAGTAAATTAAACTATAGCCCATTTAGGCATATTGGTAGTTCTACCAAAAGTAATGGTCTTATGAGACCTTCTCGTAACGCATTTAAAAACATGAGATAAAATGAACACTATTACAATCACACCTAGTACAAATGTTTCTGTTAGCGTGTCTACAGAAAACGTAAGATTTGATGTTACAACAGCTACAGCTGAATTTGTCACACTAACTATTTAATAATCATGCAGATATATAACGCCCTACAACTTAAGAAAGGAGCCAAGGTGGAGTACAACAAGATGGGTACTCTTATACAGCCTTTTCAGTTTGTATCAGAAAAAGAAAAAGATGAAGAGTGGAGAGCTTGGAATCTTGATTGGTTAGAGTTTCAGGGAATGAAACAGTTAAGAAGAAACGCTAGACGTTTGATGAAGAACTATAAACTAGCTAAAGGTATTATAGACAAACAGGATTATATTGTAGAGGAAGATAATGAAATGGCAGATCTTATTGACACTCTTACAAAAGAAGACGTATCAGCATTTGAGCTTAAGTTCTATCCTATTATTCCAAGTGTAGTTAATGTTCTTACAAATGAGTTTTCTAAACGTACTTCTAAAATTATGTTTAGAGCTACTGATGACACTTCTTATAATGAGATGTTGGAAGAGAAACGTAAGATGTTAGAAGACATTTTAGTTAAAGATGCAGAAAGAAAAATAGGAATACAGCTTATTGATCAAGGTCAAGATATTAAATCAGAAGAAGCTCAAAAAGCTATGTCTCCTGATGCTATAAAACAACTTCCAGAATTAGAACAATTCTTTAAAAAAGATTATCGTTCTATGATAGAAGAGTGGGCTGCTCATCAAAAAACTGTAGATGAGGAAAGATTTAAAATGCAAGAGTTAGAGGAAAGAGCATTTAGAGATATGCTTATTACAGACAGAGAGTTCTGGCATTTTGATATGAAAGAAGATGATTATGAGGTGGAACTTTGGAATCCTCTACTTACATTTTATCATAAATCTCCAGACATTCGTTATGTATCTCAGGGTAACTGGGTGGGTAAAATGGATATGATGTCTATATCAGATGTTATAGATAAGTTTGGTTGGATGATGAACCAAGATCAGTTGGAAGCTTTAGAAGCTATATATCCAGCTAGATCTGCAGGATATGCAATACAAGGATACCAAAATGATGGTACATACTATGACCCAACTAGATCTCATGAATGGAACACACAAATGCCTTCGTTGGCTTATAGACAGTTTACTTCTTTGTACGATGCTGGATCTCAGTTCGGAGATATTGTACAATGGATTTTATCAGACTCTGAAGATCTTCAAGATTTTGGTAAGTCATACATGTTACGTGTTTCTACAATTTATTGGAAGAGTCAAAGAAAGGTGGGCCATCTTACTAAAATAACTCAAGACGGAGATCTTGTACAAGATATTGTAGATGAAACTTATAAAGTAACAGATGCTCCTCAGTATAACACTGTAGTTTACAAACAGAAAACAAAAGACAATCTTATGTTTGGTGAGCATATAGATTGGATATGGATTAATGAAACCTGGGGTGGAATTAAAATTGGTCCTAACAGACCTGCATTCTGGGGTATGAATAATCCAGGAGGTATCAATCCTATATATCTTGGTTTACAAGGTGGTAAACCAGGACGTGTACCTTTTCAGTTTAAAGGAGATTCCACTATATATGGATGTAAACTTCCTGTAGAGGGATGTATATTTGGAGATAGAAATACTAGATCAGTAAGTTTAGTAGATTTAATGAAACCATTTCAGATTGGTTATAATATTGTAAATAATCAGATAGCTGACATCTTAGTAGATGAATTAGGTACTGTTATCATGTTAGATCAGAATGCCCTACCACGTCACTCATTAGGAGAAGATTGGGGAAAGAACAATCTATCTAAGGCATATGTAGCCATGAAGAACTTTCAGATGTTACCATTGGATACCACTATTACTAACACTGAAAATCCTCTATCTTTCCAACACTATCAAGTGTTAAATCTAGAACAGACACAACGTTTAATGTCTAGAATACAGTTGGCTAACTATTTTAAGAATGAAGCTTTTGCTGTAATAGGACTTAATCAACAACGTATGGGTCAGCCTATTGCTCAACAACAAACAGCCACTGGTATAGAACAAGCTATGACAGCTTCTTATGCTCAGACAGAACAATACTTTGTACAGCATAGTGACAACCTAATGCCTCGCGTACATCAGATGCGTACTGACTTGGCTCAGTATTATCATTCTACAAAACCTAGTGTGCGTCTTCAGTATATTACAAGTACAGACGAAAAAGTAAACTTTCAGATGAATGGTACAGATCTTTTGATGAGAGATCTTAATATATTCTGCACCACTAAGACTAATTCTAGAGCTATATTAGAACAACTAAAGCAATTGGCTATACAGAATAACACAATGGGTGCTTCTATATATGATCTTGGTAATGTTATTAAGTCTGAGAGTATTGCTGAACTTACTGGTGTTCTTAAGAAGTCTGAAGAAAAAATGCAGGCTCAGAAACAAGCTGAAATGCAGCAACAGCAGCAGATGCAACAAGAACAGCTTCAGGCTCAGCAACAACAAATGCAGATGGCTCAACAGTTTGAAGCTGAGGAAAACCAGAAAGATAGAGATGCTAAGATAGAAGAAGCACAAATTAAAGCAGCTGGCTATGGTTCCACTGTAGATATTAATGAAAATAAGCAGTCTGACTATATGGATGCTTTAGAAAATATTAGAGCTGATCAACAACACCAAGATCAAATGAATCTTAAAAGAGATCAGGAAACTAATAAGACCATGATGACTCAGCAAAAGCTTAATGTAGAAGAACGTAGACTTCAGACACAAAAAGAAATAGCTGATAAGCAATTACAGATTGCTAGAGAAAATAAAAATAAGTATGACGTAAAGAAGCCAGCGGAAAAAAAGAAATAAATTATAGCTCTATAATCCGTTGCTTTGATATTTCAAAGAAATAATTTTAAATTTTTATAGTTTAAATTAGTATATTTTTACTGTAGAGATAAACAAAAAACCAAACATTATGATTGATAACCAAACATCTGTACAACAGATAGACCTTGACATTGACAGTTTATTTTCTGGAGCTCCTGGAGCCGATAGTATTGTAACACCGTCTGGGGAACCTACAGAGATTAAACCAAACATCTTTACAAAGAAAGGAGCTGATCTTTCTTTTTTAGATCCTGATGGATCTCAAAAAGGTGTAGAAGAAAAAGAAAAAGAAGTTTCACGTGAAACAGCAAAAGAACTTCTTACAGATATTTTAGATGAAGGGGTAGCCCCAGAATCATTTGATGATGAAGTTAAAGGAAAGGGTGGTAGACCAAAGACTGAAAAGTCTGGATTGGTAGAGTTCTTAAAAAAACGGATAGAGTCTAAAGAGATGTTTGCTTTTGATGACTACGATGAAGGTAAACAATCATTAGATGAGTATCTTGGTGGTCTTGGAGAAAAAGACGTAGAAGAACTTTGGAAAGCTAATGTAGATAATCTTAAACAAGAGGTGGCTGCATCAACACCAGCTGAGTTCTTTCAAAGTCTTCCAGAAGAATTACAATATGCTGCTAAATATGTAGCAGATGGTGGTTCTGATCTTAAAGGATTATTTGCTGCTTTAGCTCAAGTGGAAGCTGTAAGAGAAATGGATCCTAGAGATGATAATGATCAAGAGTTCATTGTTAGACAATATTTACAAGCTACAAACTTTGGATCTCCTGAAGAAATAGAAGAAGAAGTTGTAACATGGAAAGATCTTGGTGTACTTGAAAAGAAAGCTAAGCAGTTTAAGCCAAAGCTTGATTCTATGCACGAACAGATTGTTCAAGCTCAGTTAGCTGAACAAGAATATAAAAGACAACAACAAGAAAACGCAGCAGATGCGTACATGAAGAATGTCTTTGAAGCTCTTAGACCTGCAGAAATTAACGGACTGAAACTAGATAAAAAAGTTCAAGCTCAGTTATATAGTGGATTGGTTCAACCTCAGTATCCTTCTATATCTGGTAAACCAACTAACTTGTTGGGACACCTTTTAGAGAAGTATCAGTTTGTAGAACCTAACTATCCATTGATTGCAGAAGCTCTTTGGTTACTATCTAACCCTGATGATTATAGAGATTCTTTAAGAAAACAGGGAAAGAATGCAGCAGTAGAACAAACAGTGAGACAGCTCAAAACAGAACAGTCTCGTAAGTATGCTTCTACATATGAAGAAGAAGAACAAACAAAGTCTAGAAAAATAGCTAGACCACAAAATATTTTTAAACGATAATTTTATTAACCCTTAAATTTTAAGCCCTATGGCAACCCCAGTTTTAAACAATGGTATATTCCTGCGTGATAATAACTATCAGACTAGTTCGCACGTAGACTCTTACCACCTTTCTAACCTCCTTAAATCAGCTGAGCCTACAGATTTAGGTCCAGTGGATCTTTGGGCAATGGCACAAAAAGTAGAAATGCCTTTGTACCAAATGTCATCTTTTGGTGGTAAGAACGTTATCATGGTAGATAACGCTCGTGGAGAGTACAAATGGCAGATTCCTGTAGCTCAGGATCTTCCTTATTTCTTAGAAGATATTGAGTCAGGCAATGCTACAAAAGGTATTGACGGTCAAACTTTTAAGATCAAGATTAACAAACGTTACTTTGGTCATGGTGATATCATCACTTATGATAAGTACAATGGTGTGGAAATGTACGTTACTGCTGATGATGTTATTCCAGCTGGTGATGGTTTCATCTACACTGTTCAGTTGGTTAATAATGATAACAACAAGTTTTTATCTAATGCTTACATCACTACTGGTACCAAGTTGTTCCGTAAAGGTTCGGCTCGTGGAGAGTATGGTGAGCGTTTTTCTGACATTGGTAATGTATCTGCTGGTTTCCGTGAGTTCTACAACTATGTAGGAGGAGCAGAAGCTCACGTACACTATTCTATCTCTAGTCGTGCTGACTTGATGATGAAGGGTGGTATGAAAGCTGATGGTACTGTACCAGTAGTAGAAATGTGGAGAAACTTTGACAAAACTCTTGATCCTTCTATCACCAACTTGGAAACAATGGCTGAGAAGATGGGTAAAGACTATGTTAAGAAGGCTTATGCTAATGGTCAGTTGTCACGTTCATTCTTGACTACTTTAGAAGCAGCTCACTTGACTAAGATTGCTAATGACATTGAGACCTACTTAATGTGGGGACAAGGTGGACGTATTAAGCAAGATGGTCCAGATGATATCCGTTTGTCTGTAGGTCTTTGGAAGCAGTTGGATAATTCTTACAAGAGAATTTACAACCGTGGTTCATTTAACTTAGACTTGTTTAAATCTGAAATCTTTAACTTCTTCAATGGTCGTGTGGAGTTCCAAGGACCAGAGCCTAACCGTTCTTTGATTGTTCAAACAGGTATGGGTGGTATGAAGCTTGTTAACGAGGCTATTAAGAAAGAGGCAGTTAACTCTGGTTTAGTTCTTAATGCTCATGAGCTTGGAGCTGTAACTGGTAAAGGCATGGATCTAAACTTTGGATTTGCATACACTAGCTACGTTATTCCGTTCTTGGCTAACGTTAAGTTTGTGTTGAACCCAGCGTTTGATAACATCCACACTAATGATATTGAGAACCCAATCATTGATGGTTTTCCATTATCTTCTTACAACTTTATCATTTTTGATATCACTGATAATACTAACGATAACATCTTCTTATTGAAGTTATCTTGGGATAATCAATTAAAGTGGTTCTATCAAAATGGTACTATGGATTACATGGGTAGAACTCAAGGGTTCCAGTCTTCTGGAAACTTTAATGGATACCGTGTGTTCATGACACAAACAATGCCTGCTATCTGGGTTAAAGATCCAACCAAAGTGTTGAAGATCGTTATGAGAAACCCAGTTACTGGTGGTTCATTCTAATTATAACAGTACCTGCTAGCATACCGTAAGAACTGCTAGCAGGTCATTATATAGTTTAATCACAATTTAAATATAAAACAATGGCTGGTAATCCAAAAACTCCAAAAGCTGTAGCTCCTAAAACTGCTCAAATGAAACCTGGCTCTAAAGGTGTTAAGGTTGGTATGAATGCAGGAAAAGGTGTAGTAATGTCTACAGCAGTTGGAATGAAGAAAAAGAAATAATAAAATTTGTAGAGGGTCCCGTAAGATCCTCTACTTATTTATTTCATCCCCTCCCACCTATTGTGTGTAGACACACCACACTGATCATGTGAAAGGCTCAAAACCTTTATTAGGTTCAATGTAAAATAGTTAGACTATTATCGGAGTATTTCCGATAATCTATATATAAAAAACCAAAAACCAAACATGAGTAACTTAGTAATGGTGGAGAAATACCCACAAAACAAAAAGTCAACAATAGCTATTCGTCCTTATTTTGATGCTGCTGTAGAAAACATGGGACTTCAGAAGTATGGACTTAGTCTTTTTGACGGAGCTTTTCATGAAGAAAGTATAGCTTGTTTAGAGATTAACGGAATAAAAAGATATTTGACAGGCTTGAACGAGTTTGCTCCAGAAGTTAAAAGTCTTCCTTTAGAAGAGCAAGAAGCTAAGATTAAACAGATTAGAACTATAGTAGCACAGCTTGAAAAGGAACTTGCAGGTAATGTAGTAGATCCAGAAGATAAAGAGTTTTGGAATAAAATAAAACTACTTAGACATGATAATGGAGAGTTCTGGGATAAAATTAAAGTTAGATGTAGTAATGCTCCATTACATTTAGATCCAGAAAAAGATCCATATGATCTTATTAGATTATATGCTATAGAAGCTGGTGGTTTTTCATTAGTATCTAGATCTTTAGAAGAAGCTCGTAGTAAACCTACACCTACAAAATTCTATTTAGATAGAATAGAAGAGACAGCATCTCTTAATACAGAAGTTAAGAAGCTTAGAAATAAAGCTCTTTCAGAACTTCAGAAGTTATTTGATAAGAACCAAAACAAGTTATTCTATATAGCTAAAGTGCTAGATGTTAATAGCACCCAGTACAAGAAATCTACACCTAATGATATTATCTATGATAACATGGATAAATTTATTAACGGAGAGTCTGTAGATAAAGATAAACGCAGAACAGGACAGAAGTTTTTGGATGCCGTTAATCTTGATATGGAAACACTTAAGATTAGAGCTATTGTAAAAGATAGTAACTATTATAAGTTAATTGCCACTAAAGCTGATGGTTTTATTTGGCATATTGAGAAGAGCGTACTAATGGGAAGAACAGCTACAGATGTATTGGAATATCTTAAGAACCCTTTAAATGAAGAGATTCTTATGGATCTTACTAAGAAGGTAGAACAGTATTGGAACATGTAAAATTATAAATAATGAAAGCTAAGTCAAATACAAGAGGAGCATCTAAGAAACAACCATGTACTGGTTGTGGAGATAAAGGTATCCAGTCTTATATGAAAGGTAAGGCTGATAGTAAAGCTGCTTTTATGAAACTAGGAGCAGAAAAGAAATTTGCTAATAAGTTTAATAAAAAGAAATAATGGCAAAAGATAAGAAGTGGATACAAAAAGCAGTTAATCCAGCACATAAAGGATATTGCACTCCTATGACTAAAGCCACATGTACGCCCAAGAGAAAAGCTCTTGCTATGACATTTAAAAAAATGGCTAAAAATAAATAGTATGGCTAAGAAGGTTAAAGTTTCAGCTGGTGGTGAGAAGCATGTTATATATAAAAAGACTAGTGCAACAGGAATAGGTAAAGGTAAACAAGGTCATATTATGGTAAACCATCCATCTACAGATAAAGGTAAATGGGATACTATAGATCTTACAGAAAAAGCTAAAGCTAAAACTGTTAAACAAGGTGTAGCTGCTACTAAGAAATGGCATAAAGATAACCCCTATAAAAAGAAATAAAATGTTTAGAAACGGAAATAACAAACCCAAGAAACCTTATGTATTGCGTACACCAGATGGTGCTGTAGTAGCTGGTTCTTTAACATTTGCATACAAGGCACCAAAAACTGGAGATTGGATAGAGGTGATGAATGAGGCCAAGTATTATAATAACCCATTCATTTATACAGATAGAGTTAATGCTGTATATCCTAATGCAATATATGCTCAGGATATGGGTTTAAAAATAAAAAGATTTTTAAAAGGTTTAGGATACAATCCTGATAATACATTAATGTCTTTATCAGTTTGTGCAGATGATGTTAATGCTCCTAATTTTTTAAATGTAGATAATTTAGGACAACATCCTTTATCACTAAATAATTTTTTAGGACCGTTTATGTCTGGTGGTTTAGCTGGTTATCCTCATACAGGTATTACTGGACTTGGTGCTTATGCTAGTCACATTACAGATACAGGACATTTATTTGTTTTTAATATGCCACATATTGGTATATCTAGTAATGGTACTGTAGGTTCTATAATTAGAAGAGGACAGACAGGACAAAACACTTCATGTGGTGCTGTACTTGCAGCTGTTACATGGGTGTTAGCAAATGGATCAGCTCCTACATTTCCATCTGTTGCTTTTCCAGAAAATGATTACCAACAGTTTCTTTTAACTGATATATTGTTTCCTACTAAAACTGCTCTTGCTGCATTAACAACAACAGGGGAAAGAATGGTAGCTGCTACAGAAACAATAAGAGCTGCTGGTGAAACATTCTTAACAGGACCTACAGGTATAGAAGCTATAGGTGGTCTTAGTAAAGATGTATTCTTCTGTAGTGGAATATTTATAAATGTAGACGATGGTTACCTACCATATATTACTATAAGTTCATTTAAGAAATGGATAGTTGCTGATGGTTGGGTAGATATAACAGCAGACTTTAATTAAATATTATTACAATGGCTAAACAAATGATTAAGCGTAAAGATGGGTCTACATCACAACGTGGATTGTGGGATAACATCAGAGCTGCTAAAGGTTCTGGTAAAAAGCCCACTCCTGAAATGCTTAAACAAGAACGTAAAATAAAAGCTAAATCTAAAAAATAATAACATGAAAAAGAAAATGGGAATGGCTGCTTATGAGAAATCTTCTTATGATAAAAAAATGGATGCTAAAGGATCTCATAGTAAAGAAGGTTCTAAAAAAGATATGGCTGCTGATAAAAAA